CCTCGTTAGCCTCGTCCGACAGCTCCGCATAGACCATCGTGGATTTGATGTTCGTGTGCCCCACATGCCGCTGCACGTCGAGAATGCTCTCACCGTGGTAGCTCACCAGGTGAGTGCAGCAGGTATGCTTGAGCGTGTGTGGGTGGGCCTTCTCCTTCGGGATCCCAGCCAGCTTGCAATACTTCCTCATCAGTCGGAAGATCATGACGCGGCCGATCGCCGTCTTCTGCCTGGTGACGAAGATCGCCCCCTCCTTGTAGCCCCTCTTCCGAAGCCACGCCCGTAATGCCGTGCTCGCGGCCGGCACCATCGCAGTCTCGCCGCTGACGCTGCCTTTGAGCCGGTGGATGTACAGCCGGTCCAGCTCGGCCGAGATTCCCTTCCGGTAGTCGCACATTCTGAGCAAACCAATCTCGCTGGCCCTCAACCCGTGGTGGTAGAGGAGCCGGAAGATGGCCTTATCCCTTTCAGACCTGATACTCCTGAAGAACCGCTCCTGCTCGGCCGTGGTCAGGTAGCTGACCAGTTTGCGGGCTTTGCGGCGTCTTGCTTTTTGGACCTTTTCCTTGGCTTTTTGGGCCTTTTTGGTTGGACGGACGCCACTTTCAGCCGCTTCCTTTATTTTTTGGTGGAGTTCAATGGTATGGAGATAATGTTTCTCTCGAGGCCCTCCAGCAGGCCGCCTGTCGACACTTCGACTTCTTTGCGCCACAAAGCACCTCGGCGTAATGTTTAACTCAGCCCTTTAGGCACACTTCAGGACTATTATAGACTACACTACCAAGGGGGTCGAAAACATTGGCTCAGAAGAAGCCACCTAAGAAGGTCTCAAAGGGGTCCACCAAATCACCGCCGGCCGCGCCGGAACCGGACGCGCCCAAGAAGAAGAGGAAGCACGGGCCGCCTCGATCGACCAAGCAGAGGATCATGGACTTCCTCCACGCCTATGCGGAGACGTGCAGCATGACCGAGGCGGCCAAGAGGGCGCAGGTCACCACCGCGGCCCACTACGGCTGGATGAAGAAGTTTCCCAAATATCGAGAGACCTTCCTCGAGATACGGCAGCTCGCCGCGGACTACCTCGAGGGAGTGGCAATCGACCGGGCTACAAACGGCTGGCTCGAGCCGGTGTTCTACCAGGGCAACAAGTGCGGATCGGTGCGGCGGTATGACGGAGGCCTGCTTCAGTTCCTGCTGAGGGGCATCATGTCCGAGCGGTACGGCGCCAAGGTGGAGCACACCGGCCCGAACCAGGGACCGATCGAGACGAAGATCGAGGTGGTGTTCCTGGACCCAGAGCCCGAGCCGCGGCAGATTGAAGGTCCGACACGGGGAGGAACAGAGCCATAAAGCAGAAGAAAACAGCCAGCCGCGGACAAGGGGTGCCCTTCGCCAAACCTCTCATGACCAGAGACTGTTGATCGGCTGGCTAGGCTGGCCGTGCTTGGAAGTTTACCAGATGGGCTCCGCCTGATAATACAGGCGAAAAACAGGCAGAAGACTGAGGGAAGTACGAAAAGTGGTAGTTCCACGGATGGGGCGCCCGACGTTAAACCACTGATTTTCGCTGTTTCTGTCGCGCTCTGGCTCCATTCCGGACTCTGTCCGCAAGCGCGGCCTGACGCCGAAGCACGTCAGCGAGAGACCCCTCCGACTCCTCGGACCACTCGAGCATCTTGGCAAGCGCGATATTGAGCATGCCGACAATGTCCTCCAGGCGGGCGCTGATCTTGGCCCAGGGACTGTCCAGGCATCGTTCAAACCTGGAACGCATTGCGGTGTCGTAGATATCCCGGATCGTCGCGTCCACCTGTGCAGCGAAGCCGCGTTTCAGAAGGGTATGGAGCGCCTTGATCTGTCGGTCCTGCTTATCGACTCTCTGCTTTAGGGTCACATTAGGTCCAGCGCCTCTCAAACTCCTGCCGCGATATCAGCTCGGTGTAGACGACCCAGTCAGTGTAGCGGAAGAAATCCGGATAAGCCGCGGAGGTTGGCTCCGGAATCGAGATGAGCTTCGCGCCAGGACGCCAGAGCAGGCGCTCGGGGTCGAGGGTAGCGCCGGCCAGCATCGACAGGAAGCCTCGACGGTTCATTCTTCCAAGGTAAGCTAAACCGAAGGGAGGATCAGTTATGGCACGAGGTGCGGCGGCGCAGAAGCAGTCGGCGCCGTCGTAGGTCTTCTCTTCGACGGGCGTCCCTTCCTTGAGGCAGCGGATGATGACTGGGAACTGCATGGCTTCCTCCCGTGCTCCTGGCACATCGCGTTGTTGATCAGCTCGCGCACCCGATCCTCCAAGGCCTGCTGACGGCGCAGCAGCTCGGCCAGGGACACGTCCGTCTTCTCGGACCAGTCGATCATTCTGGCGATCGCCCGGCCGCCGCCATTGACCAGGCCGCCGATCCGCTCCAGGCGGGCATTCGTCTGATCCTGTCGAGCCGCCTGGGCGTCAAAGCTGGCTCGCATCTCGCTTTCGAGAGATCTGAACAGTCCCTCGAAAAAGTTCATGTCCTCTTTGGTCATTTCGCCTGTTTCTTCGCCCACCTGGCCGCGGCGGCCTTCTTGGCGATCTCGACCATCCGTTTCTTACTGAGCTTCTTGGCCCGGGCGCGGCCTCCACTGGCCGCGGCCTTCTTCCCCATCTCAGCCAACTCGCCTGGTGCAGCCGTTGCAGCCCTGCGCCTGCCAAGGGCCACAGCGGCCGGATTCTTGCGTGTTCCCATCAACGCCAGTGTAGCAGCTAGCGCTCCGGTGGGAATGGTTGGTACTGTCATGCTTAAATTCTACTTGCTTTCCATGCGGTGGGCAAGCATAATGGGGATATGAACAGAATCCATTACAAGATTGATCGCCGTTTAATCGAAGGGGCGCTCGGCTCGGCCAACTGGTATATCGCCATCCCGGCTGAAGGCGAGCGGGTGTTCCTGGGAACGTCGAAGGACGACGCCTCCTGGAAAATTCGACGGATGCGACGGGATGGTCACACGTTCTCCGATCCGTTCAGATTGTTCTCCGGTGACCGCTACCGCGGCCTGTTCACGGAGGTGCAGTAATGGCCTACGGACGCCGTCCACGCCTTCACAGGCTGGACCTTCTCATTCTCGGCGCGTCACCGAAGAAGCTCGCGGAGCAGGCCGAGATCCCGGCTACGGACGCGCCGCTGATCACCGACGAGCAGCAGGCCGAACTTTACCGCCTCAACTACAAGAGGAAGGCCTCAACACTCTCGCCGGCAGAAGAGATGCTCCGCTACCGGCTCGAGCAGCTCGCAAGGGGGCGCAAGTGAAGCGCCTCCTGGATGGTCTCGGCCTGCTCGTCGTCGTCGTCATGTTCGCCTTGTTCTACCTTCTGGACGCCAAATGAACTCTCGTTCTCTCTACTATCAAGTCCACGGGGAGATGCCCAAGCGGAAGTCTCCCCGCCGCTCGACCGGTCGCGGCCCGGCCCGGGACTGGCGCTATAAGCAATGGGTCCGTACGCTCGCCTGCGTGGCCTGTGGCGCATCGGAAGGCGTGGAGGCTGCTCATACCGGGAAAGACGGAGGAATGGCTCTAAAAATTCATGTTTAGGAAGCGAGACGTGCGTCTCGTTTAGCGAAAAAAAAAAAAAATCTCGCGAGAATTGAGTGTGAGAACCCGGATATACGGCCTTTGCCGGCGATGGAGGAAGACGAAGCCAAGCAGATCGCCCGGGAACTCCGCGGCGAAACCCCGGCAGACAACGGCCAGGCCTCAGTGAGGATCAACGAGCACGGCCGGCCCATGTTCGCGTGGAGGGGAAACTCGGAGACGGGCAAGTGGACCCGGGTCGTAGCATAACCCGTTTCTCTTATAGCGGATCCATCCCCATGCCGATAGCCGTCTGGACGCATTGATCAATTTGATCTTTCGTTCTTGATCCGAGCACCAGAGCGCGAAGAACGGCAAGTCGGATGGCAGAATCGATTGTACCCTCTGGATTCTGCTCCCATACCGGACTCTCAACCCACTGCCTCAGGTAGGCCCTGATCAGCGATACATCGCGGAGTTGGAGGGATTCGCCCCGGATGTACCGCTCCATCGCAGGGCCAAGCTCACCGCCGGTATCATACTTCCAGTATTTCGGTGCATTGGCAGATGAGGGATTAGGCAGGGTACGACGGAACATGCTACTCCTTCTCTCCTGCCAGAGTACGGGCTTCATTCCAGGCAGCTCTGAGGTGGTAGTGGAGAAGGCCGTATCGGACAAGGAGTTCCGGGGGGAGGGATAGGTTGAGGGACTTGATCCGAAGCTTCTCGAGTTCGGCAGTAACTTCAGCAAATTGAATCGAGATCTCTTCAGGCTTCATAGGGGGGCACCCGGGCGGGAAGGCCCCTTTCGCTGTTCCCGCCCGGTCTTCCTTCATCCTTCGGCGCTATACAGGCTCGCCGCGGCGCTTCGGGCCGGCAGAGCAGTGCCCGGTGGATCATCAAGGTCTTCCGCTCGCAGCTCCCCTAGCACAGCTCTACGCACCTTCAGCACTCCATCCCGATAAACATCGGGACTCCGGTCGTTGAGCATCTTGACGACGACGCGACGGATGACACTCGGCCGCAGGCCGGACTCGCGGGCCGCATCGAGGATCGTGAGCCAGGGGCCTCGACCGCAGGAGTGACAGCGCCGCTGCTGCTCGAGCAGGCGTTGCTGCTCGAGTTGGTTTTGCTGCTCCCGGTTGTGTTCAAGCATCGCCATCACCTGTTGCATGAGAAGGTTGATCTGCTCATCTCTGGTGAGTTCCTTCTTCTTCGGCTCAGGGGTCAAAACAACCGGCTTAGGCTTGCGTTCCTCAGCTACCCGGTCGACGTCAGGAGGGTAGTAGCAAGTCTCGGTCTTGTTTCGCCTGAAACCGACTCTCGGTCCTTGCATCCTTCGCCTTCGTCTCTCGATGATGAACTCACCATCTTGAAGCTTCGCATTGAGCCATCTTCGAGAGAGGCCTAAGATTTGGCACACCTCAGGCTGGCTGTACCAGGTCGACAGATCAGGCTCTTTAGTTGATTCAGTGGCTTTCACTTCGTTAGACATGTCCAGGACTCCCAATATGAAGGGACCAGGCTGAAAATTGGGTTTACAGCTAGATCCCCTCAGCCCCGTTATGGCAACGTTTCCGTGTGGACCTCAGCCTCCACATTGGCTCTCTCACCACACTCGCCTGATGAGACCGGCGAACTTCCCACTCTTGTTTACAAGTCTACTTGACCTACCGCAATTAGCATGCGCTCGAGGATCCGCTTCTCACCTCGCCAGTCTTCAATTCCCAAGGTTGTGAGGTATGCAGGTGCGACTTCAGGCTGAGACTCCATTGCTGCGATCTCAAGATCACACCGGGCGATCTGTCGGAGGATCTCAGACGGTGTCACGAGTTCCTCATATGGAATCCCGCCTCTATGTGTTTAGGAGGATCGCCGGCAAGGTAGCAGGTGATATCGCGCCAGCACTTCACGGTATACGACATCTGAAAGACACCGGTCATGGCAGTGTAGATCTCGCAGTACGAGCAGCCAGGGTATAGCTTCATCACGTACTTGAGGATGTCCTCATAGCTCTGTGGCTGCATGTGCTCCCCCGGCCCGGTCGTTGAGCTTCCGCCACTTCCTGGTGGTCTCGCGGTTTGTCCGCTTGATGACTGGCCCACTGCCGAACCGCGAGTTTGAGACGAATCCCATGTAACAGGAAGCGCCCCATTCAGAGATCGGCCAGATGCCCGTGGAGGGATCGATATGCTTCCCGGGGTGTTTAGGGTCTGGTCTCAAGTCTGGTCTCATTGGTGCGCTCCCTTATCCACTCACAGCACCGGCACTGGCACGTCCACTCACCGCCTTGGGCCTGGTCCTCTTTCTTGTGGGCGCAAGCGATCACCAGCACAGCCCATTCGCTCTTCTTCTGGACCCCGAAGCGTTCCGGGTCGATAGGGATCATGCGGGGAATCATTGAGCAATCTCCAGGCGTCTCTCGAGTTCGTCCCGGTATTTCCCCGCAAGGGACCGAAACACTTGGGCCAGGTTTGGCTCCTGGCGCCGCTCGAATATTTCGGCGTTCGCCTCGTGATACACCGATCGGGCCTCCAGCTCGGAGGGTGTCATCTTGTCTGGACTCTTGAGCATCACGACGCTTTCTCCCTCAGTTTTTTGACCTCGGCTTCGATGTCCTGCTGTGTGATCCGCTTATACGAGCCGGCTGGACGCGGCTCATTCTCCGGGTCGTCGTTGAGCCGGATGACCTCGCTCTGACGAACTCGCCGCGGCCGGGGCAGGCGAGGCCGATCCTCAGGTGGCGTCAGGACTTCATCGAGCACCTGATCGAACTCCCGTTGACGCTTGGCATCGACTGGACCGGGGTCAGGAAGTTCACCCGGCCCCCTGACGGCTGCGGTGGCACTTTGCACCTCTGCCGGTGGTCCCGGGGGCAGCAACAAAGGTGCAGGGGACGGGAGGGGCTTGCTCGCGGGGATGCCATCAGGAAACGCGGCGGTCGAAGAGACGGAGATGCCGTCCTTCGGCCGCCGGAAGGAGCTAACGATCTGCCTGAGGCCGGGAATGCCGCAGTCTTCCCAGCGTCTGTAAAGTTCACAGGCTCTGGCCGTCGTCCAATCCGCTTCCGCTTCCGTGGCGCACATCGCCATCAGGCTCTCGGCTATATGCGCCATCCCGGCCGTCGTTTTCGGCGCATATGCCAGCACGCCGCACAGACGGTGGACATACACCGACACGTTCAAGTCGTTGAGGGGCGAGTCGTCGTCCTCAAACGGCTTGCGCCCGGGCCGGCGGCAGGAGCACGCGGAGACAGAACTAGTAGCTGCCGCTTCCCGTACAATCCAACCGGTTCCTCCGCAACGTTCGCAGATCATGCTTCACCTTTTGCCTGCCGGCGGCGCATGAGCACCCCGGCCAGCCCTAAGATCGACTCCTTCTCCTCTTCCTGTTTGTGGTTGGTGCGCTCATAGAACGGGGGTGGCGGCTCCTCATAGGCGGATTGGAGCCAGGTCGAAGCGAGGGGGATGTATTGCGGGCTCTTCAGCCAGCGGGGGCATTGCAAGTACACTTGCAGCCGTTCGATGCACTTCCGTTTGCCTTTGGGGTCGAGCGCCTCAAAGAGGGGTTTGGCCTTGGGTCCGTCCAGGTGATCTGAGGGATAGATCTGGCGGAATCTCTCCCAAGTGGCAGGATGCGCGCGCAGGGCGATCGCCGTCGAACCCGGGGCTTCCTCCTCCTCCGCGGTTTGGACGTCAACGGCGGGTTCTTCGGGGCGCACAACTACTTCAACTGCGGAGGAGGATGACCCATTGTTCCTTTCAATGTTCCTTTCGTTCCTTTCCTCCTTATATGCGTTTCCCGCGGCGGACAATTTCAGCAGCGCGGTGAGACAATCCTCGGCCTTTTGGTACTCACGCGCCGCAGTCTCAACCTCGGAAAGGTAATCACGCGCAGGGAGAAAGTCAGGCGAAAACGCCAGGCGGATACGATTGATGAATTTACGAAGGACGGAGGTGGGCTCGGTCCATGAGGTGGGCACCCAATCCGGAATTTGGTTATCCCGCGGGATTATCAAATCCGGGTTTGGTTCTCTGGGAACCGCCCATGAGTATATCGCAATATTCCCTTTTTGCAAGGGCTTAGACGGATCTATCGGACGCCTTGCGGCGAGTCCTGCGCCTTCCAATTCTGTCATTCCTCGGTCAACATTTGGTTTTTTCATGCCTGTCTGCTGCGCCAGGTCGGACGATCGGAGGGGCCGTTGTTGGCCGTTTTCCATCGTGACGGCCAGCTCCTGGGAGTAGCCCATTGTGGCGAGCTCCAAGCAGGCATAGATGCGCCTCCCCTCGACTGACAAGCTGGCGTCCCGCATGGCCCTCCGGGGTCTGGCCTTGGGGTTGATGTACCACTCTCCTTTAGGCAGGGTGACGGGACCGTCTGGCCCCTTGAGGGTGTAGCTGCCGTCCGCCGGGGGCATTTAGAGGCCTCCTTGGCCGGCTGAATTCTCTGGTAGTACTGCGCCCATCATCAATCCTCCGTGAACTCACAAACAATTTAGGGATTGGATGAACGCCAAAAAGGCTATATGCTGGAAGGCGGAAAGCCTTTCCGGCGTCCTTTGTCAGCTGTGTCGCAGGTGTTTATCTATGGTGGATTAGGCCTGCGGCCGGTCTTTCCGGCAGCCGGGGGGCGATCTAGTCGATATGCCATGCTTCGGATCTACAACGGCGAACTGCCCGGTATAATCCGAGGCTTGTACCGGGTACCCCTGCGTGCGTGAAAGTGTCCTACATTGGCCGGGATGTCCATTCCGGTTCCCGTTCCCGTACACAAACTGAAATCCGAATGCGCCAAGCTCAGAGAAGGCACACATGCGCGAAACACGATCCGCGGCTACGAGCACGACTGGCTCATGTTCGGCCGATGGTGCAAGGCGAGGCGGCGGCAACAACTCCCGGCTCGGCCAGAAACGGTCGCGCTCTACCTCACCGATCTGCTCATGCAGGGGCGTAAAGTGACCACCGCCAACCGGCGCACCAGCGCGATCGCGCACTACCACCGGTCGAACGGCTTTCGCTCGCCGGTCAACGAGAGCGTGCGCGAACTCCTGGTGGGGGCCAAGAGGATCCGCCTCGAGCGCCCCCGGCAGGTCAGTGCCCTCACGGTCACCGACATGCGGAAGATCTGCGCCCGGTTGGCCCGGGACGGCTCGCCGGCCGCGATCCGCAACCGGGCCGTGCTCGTGATCGGGTTTCTGTCCGCTCTTCGGCGCTGCAACCTGGTGGCTCTCACGCTGGAGGACGTCGAGTTCTGTCCGGAGGGACTGATCTTGACGGTGCGGCGCGAGAAGCAGGACCAGTCCGGCCGCGGCCGCCATATCGGACTCCCCAAGGGCAAGCGGAAGGAGACCTGCCCCGTCCGGTGCCTGGAGGCGTGGATCGACATCCGCGGCGCGGAACCGGGGCCGCTCTTCACCCGGCTCGGGCGGGGCCATGAAGGGAAGCCCATGACGAAGGGCGATGCGATCGCGCAAATCGTCAAGAGGGCCGCCGAAATGATCGGGCACGACCCGGACGAATATTCCGGACATTCGCTGCGAGCTGGATTCATCAGCGCGGCGGCTGAGGCGGGAGCGGGAGAACTGACGATTTCCGCACACACCGGACACAGGGACATGAACGTCCTGAGGCGCTATATTCGCCGGGTAAACGTTTTCAAGTCGAACGCGGCCGGTCTCATCGGGTTGTGACTGGTGGTCCGTGGTCTTAACTCCCCCGTCTCTTAGAGGGTGGTATGGATCGGCGGCCGAAGAGACCCTGCGTTTTGGGGCGCAGGCAGCCGCCGAATCCAAATCCAATATGCCCGGTAGCTAGCCGAGCGTTGATAGCGTAGCACATGCCGAAACTTCGTGTAAATAAACAATTTCCACTGCACTCTGGTACGGCGGCAAGGAAGCCACTGTAACCAGACTTGCACGCGCGCTCCGCTTTATATTCCCTCCGGAGGGGTCTCCGTGTCTAGCCGTTCTTTTTGCGGTGGCCGAATTCCACTCCGGGGCACTCCCCCCGGGGCACTACCACCTTCGTGACTTCCCACCGTATACTCAGGGCATTGTTCCATTAGCCTATACCGGGCGGCGGTCCTGGATGATCTCCGGGGGGAGAGAGTGGTAGGGCCGCCCACCCCGCTTGCAATAATCACTCCGATTGATCCACGCCACTCCTCTGCGCTACCGCTCTGCGTAGGTATTGTGACTTACGTACTGGTTGCAGTATATTTGTCGAAACAGGACTGCCGGGCCGGTCTCTAAACTAGTCCGCGGGCGGTTCCTCTAGGCCAGGAACCCCCCCCCAAACCCTAGTCAGGAGAGTTGCGTTCGCGCATCTCGACATGGCCGAATCCCCTAAACCCAAGAAAACACCGGTTGTAATGTCCCCAGTGGACAGCGGGTGGATCGATGAGGCGGGGTACGACGAGGCCAAGTCCGTACTGCACGTCAAGATCAGCGGGGTGACGTACGTGTACCCGAACGTGACGCCGGCCAAGTACCGAAGTTTCGAGAAGGCGAAGTCCAAGGGAAAGTGGTTCGGCAAGCACCTCCGGGACGCGCCGTTCAAGCGGCTGAAAAAGCTCAAGGGCAAGTCATGAGGGCGACGATCATCGCGACGGACGGGCGGATCCTCGAGTTCGCGGACCAGGCCCGCGCCTCGAGGGTGGCCGCGGCCGAGAACGTGGAGGAGGTCGTCCGCAGCCGTCGCGGGGGCCTGATTGTGCGGGTGGAGCTGGCGCCGTTCTCGGACGATAGCCTGAAGAAGCCCAGGACCAAGAATGCCCAGGCGCTCGTCCACCAGCACGAGACGCCCACCAATCCCCGGGGCGTCTGGGAGATGCAGCGCCTCGGGTCGTCGCATCCGGAAGCGGACGCATACATCCGTGCGGCGTATCGCGGCACGTGAGAGCCGAATTCCCGAGAGTCCTGAACTTCCTATGGAAGCCGGCGCGGTACAAGGTTGCCTACGGCGGACGCGGCGGGGCCAAGTCCTGGGCGTTTGCGCGTGCCCTCCTGATCCAGGGGATACGGGAACCGCTGCACATCCTGTGCGCCCGGGAGACCCAGAAATCACTGGCGGAGTCCGTCCACCGGCTCCTGGCGGACCAGATCCAACTCCTCAACATTGGCTACCACTATCGCGTGGAGAAGGCAAAGATCATCGGGCTCACGAAGAGGACCGACTTCTTTTTTGCTGGCTTGCGGCACAACGTAGGAAACATCCAATCCGCGGAGGCCGTGGACCGGTGCTGGATAGAAGAAGCGCAATTCACCTCGCCCACTACCTGGCGGATTTTGGTGCCCACCATCCGCCGCGAAAACTCGGAGATCTGGATCTCGTACAACCCGGCGCTCGAGACCGACTGCATCCACCAGACATTCGTGGTACAGCCGCCGCCGCCCGGCTCCGTCGTCCGAAAGGTGACCTGGCGCAACAACCGTTGGTTTCCGGACGTGCTGCGTAAGGAGATGGAGCACCTCAGAGAAACGGACCCGGACGCTTACAACCACGTCTGGGAGGGCGCCTGCATCAATATCACCGAGGGCGCCGTGTACGCGGTCCAACTCCGCGAGATGGACGCGGCAAACCGGGTCACTCGAGTTCCGTACGATCCGACGCGACCGGTCCACACGTTCTGGGATCTCGGCGTCGATGACAGCACATCGATCTGGTTTGTACAGGCCTTCCCTTTCGAGTACCGGTTGATCGACTACGAAGAGTGCGAGGGGCAGGGGCTGCCGTATTACCTCCGAAAGCTTCAGGAGCGGAAGTACATCTACGGGACTCACTACCTGCCGCATGACGGCCGGGCGCGGCAGCTGGGGACGGGCAAGTCAGTCGAAGAGCTGATGCGGGCCACGGGGATGCGGGTACAGATTGTTCCCAGACTTTCGCTTGTCGATGGCATCAATGCAGCACGCACGATCTTCCCGCAGTGCTGGTTCGACGGGGAAAAGTGCGCCGAGGGGCTCAACGCTTTGAGGCACTACCGGTACGGCGATCGCGAAGAGTTGGGCATCCGGACCCGGGAACCAATTCACGATTTTGCATCGCATGGGAGCGATGCCTTCAGAATGTTTGCTGTAGGCATCAAGGCCCCGAAACAGCAACCGCCGGCCACTCAGCAGCGTCCGCGGCCGGTGATCAGCGCATGGAGCTGACGTATGCCGAAAATCCTGCAGCCTGACGTTGAACCGGACCCGTCGCCGGATGTGCCGGAACCGGACGAGCCGGATCCCGAGGAAGTCACGCCACCAGACGAGCAGCAGCCCGAAGAGGGAAATGGAGGTTGAACCTTGCCGAAATTTCTAGAGGAGAAGTTGAAGAAGGAATACCCCAACAACGACGCCGCGGTGTACGGCACGATGAACGCGATCGGCGCGATGAAGGGGAACAAAGAGACCGAAAAAGGCCGGCGGATGCAGGAGAAGCACGAAAAGAAGAGCAGCCCCCGCATCACGCCCGCGGCCGCAGACCGGATCATCGCGAAGGCAGACCGGATCACGAAACGGCGGTAACCCGTGAATATCCAGAACAGGAAAATGATCAATCACTACCTGGGGAACCGCGGGCTGGCGACTCTGGATGACCCGAACGGGCTGGTGCAGCAACTGGCATTCTTCATCGACGACGACGAGCACCTGAAGCAGATCATCAACCGGTGCGACCGGGACCTGCGCCGGGACATGTACGAAGCGGTGCGGCCGCACCTCTCATTCACGCCGCGGCCGCTCGACGTCTACATCTCGGAGCTGGGGATGGAGGCGGAAATCCAGCAGCTTCCGACGCTGGACGAGCAGGGCAGGTTCCAGCCGTTCCGGGTGCAGGACATCCGCACGCAGGAAGAGACGGAGCTGCGGTCCCTGATCCAGGACTTCGTCGAGAGCGCGATCACGAAGCACCACCTGACGCTGACTTGCCGTTCCTGTACCCGGGAGGAGACGTTCCACGGCAGCAGGCGGGCCGATGCGATCGCCGCCGCCCGGGCCGCGGGCTGGACGTACGGGTTGGACGCGGCCGGCACGGGCTTTGAGATTTGCGATCAGTGCCCTGCATTGCGAAATAACTGATGGCATCATCGGTGGACTACGTCGAGACCGAGGAACCGGTCTCACAAGACGAAGATCTCCTCAAAGAAATCCGCGACCGGTATAGGGAGTGGACCGACGCCTGGCGCGAGGCCCGGGAGGAACGCGCCACAGATCTGCGCTTCATTTCCGGTGATCCTTGGACCAGTGAAGACCGCAAGGCCCGCAAGGACCAAGGCCGCCCGTGCATCAACCACGACGAACTCACCCAGTACGTCAACGGAGCGATCGGCAACATGCGGGCCGCAAAGCGCGGCATCGCCTGTGCGCCGGCGGGGAACGGGTCCGACGACAAGACCGCGGAGCTGGCGCAGAACCTCATCCGCTCGATCGAGTACCGCAGCCAGGCGCAGGGCGCGTACCTGACGGCCTATCAGGCGATGCTCGAGGGCGGCTACGGATTCATTCGGCTCACTCACGAGTATGTGTCGCAGGACGTCGACGCCAATGACGACCAGGAGATCCGGATTCAGAACATCCCGAACCCGGACAGCGTTCTCTATGACCCGGCCTGCAAAAAAGCGGACTGGTCGGATGCGCGTGCGGTATTCGTGCTCGACCTACTGCCCAAGGAAGAATTCAAGCGGCAATTCCCGAAAGCCCAGGTCCGCGACTTCGCGGAGGAGGACCGGCGCGTTGCACAGGACTGGATCGGGGAGCAGACGGTGCTGGTGGCGGAATACTGGCGCGTCGAGATCAACCGCGAGTGGAACAAGCGGCGGA